AAAATGCGGAAATAGGCTATAAATAGGGGGTATAGATTGAAAATTCTGTTATTTTTAAGTGTATGGCGGTAAAAAACAGACCAGAAATCAGTTTAAGATACGCACAAGGAGAGGTATTTAACAGTGATAAAAGATTTCGGGTGTTGGTTGCAGGAAGAAGGTTTGGGAAGTCATATTTATCCTGTATTGAACTGCTCAGAGGAGCAATCAATCGACCTGGGGAGACTTATTTTTATTGTGCTCCTACTTATAGGATGGCAAAGGATATTGCGTGGAAAGAATTAAAGAGATTAGTACCTAAAGTTTGGGTTCAGAGTAAAAATGAAACAGATTTAAGGTTGGAATTAATAAATGGATCAACTATTGAGTTAAAAGGTACAGAGAATGCGATGGCATTAAGGGGTAGGAGTCTAGCAGGGGTTGTATTGGATGAAGCAGCGTTTATGGATCGAGATGTATGGGCAGAGGTAATAAGACCTGCTCTAGCCGATAAACAGGGTTGGGCTTTGTTTATTAGCACTCCTGATGGAACTGCCAGTTGGTTTTATGATATGTGGTGTTTTTGTGGTGAACAGGAGTGGGATGATTGGAAAAGATGGAGTTTTACTACGATAGAGGGGGGTAATGTTGCACCAGAAGAAGTTGAAGCTGCTAGAGAACAGCTAGATGCAAGAACATTTAGACAAGAATTTGAGGCTAGTTTTGAAAATCTTACTGGTTTGGTTGCTGTTAGCTTTGCTGATGACAATATTGATAAGGAGGTGCAAGACCTACATATGCTGCCATTGTTGTTGGGTTTAGATTTTAACGTTGATCCTATGGCAGGAATCTGTGCTGTAAAACATAATGACACTCTTTATGTATTTGATGAGATTATGTTGACGGGTGGAGCTACCACTTGGGATTTTGCTGAAGAGGTTACAAGAAGATATGGAGTGGATCGAAGAGTGATTGCTTGTCCTGACCCTACTGGAAGTGCAAGAAAAACTAGTGGAGTTGGTGCAACAGACCATAATATTCTTAGACGTAGTGGATTTACTGTTATGAGTCCTAAATCACCCTGGAAAATTAGAGATAAGATAACTGCTGTTAATACTGCTTTGCTTGATGCAAATGGAGATCGAAGAACTTTGATACATCCACGTTGTAAAGAATTGATAAAATCGCTTAGAACGCTTACTTATGCACCGAATACTGGTCTGCCAAACAAGAATTTAGGAGTTGACCATGCCTTTGATGCTTTTGGTTATCTTTGTCTACAACAATTTAACCTTGCAAAACCAGAGACATTAGGTCAGACTTCGTTTAGAATATACTAAGATACCTAATTCTTATCATGCCCTATCACACTGGAATGAAGAAAAAGAAGAAAAAAAAGAAGGGAGGTAAAAAGAGAAGTGAATGTTCCTGTAAATAAAGCGTTATACTCTAGGGTAAAAGCAGAGGCTAAACGTAAATTTAAGGTTTATCCTTCCGCTTATGCCAATGCGTGGCTTGTACGAGAGTACAAAAAACGTGGTGGTACTTACCGAGTGGAGAAAAAACGTGGCAAGAAGTAGTGGCGGTCTAACCCGTTGGTTTAAAGAAAACTGGGTAGATGTCAAAACTGGTAAACCTTGTGGTCGTTCAAAAGGTGAAAAACGAGGTTATCCAGCTTGTAGACCCAAAAAACGTGTATCAAGTAAGACACCTAAGACAGTTGGAGAAATGACCGCAGCAGAGAAAGCTAGGTTTAAAAGAGAAAAAACAAGCAGTAAAAAGATAACTTATCAACATAGACGTAAAAAGAAGAAAAAATAACTGTGAAAAACGCAGTTTCAAGGTAAT